GGAAGAATACGAAAGCGAGAACAACCCTATCACTGGATTTATTCAGGATTCTGACGTTGATACAGATATTGTGAATGAATCAACGGCTGACGTATATCGGCGGTACACCGTGTTTTGTGCAGAAAACAATATGAACCCAATGTCAAAAATTCAGTTTTCCAAGGTTATTAAGAAAACCCTTGACCTGAAAATTGAATCCAGAAGGGTAAACGGTCGGAAATGCCAGGTATTTGTGAGGTGACAGAAATGAAAAGAAGTGATGTTTATATCATTCGCAACGATGGCAGCGGGAAAAAGGCTGTCAAGATAAAGGGGTACATGTTTGAGAAGAAGGGACACTGGTTTACTGTTCGGCATCGTGATCCTGATGAAGCCGCGCACTACAAGAAGTGGATTATTTCTGATTTTGTAACCGGGCTGTGTATGACAGATACCGACAGCAAGCTCGATGATGTACCGGACGCATTATCGGAATCCATGATTGATAAGTTAATTGAGTTTTACAGTGATAATTCAACTAGCATATACAAACGTCAATCAACACATGATGAGTTTGCGGAATACGCACAGATGATCAACGAAGCGATGTTCGCAGATTCGCCAGAAAATCCGCTGATTGACCTGTTACAAGAAGATGCCGGTGAACTATTCCGCTGGTGAGGTGATCGTATGTGTGAAGTATATAGCTATCCCACAATTCTTCTGTCTGACGGCACAAGGGAATTCATAGGCGGTGGGAATGGTGAGGAAACAGATGCCTATTTTCAACGGCTCATTCGTGAACGTCTTGGTGATGAAGCGGAAGACTTATACAATGCGCTGAAAGAATATTGGCAGTTTTCCTATGAGGAAAGAGAAGAAGACAATGTGGAAGCGGAATCTTGGCGGAATTATGCTGTCGATGTATGGCACGAACTTCAGGAAATCGCATATGCAAAACGGCTAGACAGGAAGAAACTGATCGCATTAACGGAAAGGATGGAAGGTGATTTGTGATGATTAAAGTCGAAAACATTGAAGTGTGGGGATGGGAAAGCGCAATCAGGGGAATGCGGAATCCTATGAATTCATGGGAAAAATCGGACACGCTGTATTGTGATCGTGTGGATTGCAACCCTGACGGAACTTGCCCTTATTATGGCGAAAATGGTTGTAATGGTTCGGATGGCGGCATTGTTCTTGGAAAGAATGATCTTGATCTTATGCGGCGATTGTTCAAAGCCGGAACTGAACATCGTAAGTATTTACGTATGATTCACGTAACCATGGACATTATAGCGCCGCTGTATTGGTGGAAGGAATTCGACACCTACAAGGTGGGAACCGTAGTAAACAGTTGTAGTACCATGCACAAGATAGCAGCAAAGAAATTCACAGATGATGATTTCAGCATGGAACATCTGATTGAAGACAATGATCATGCCGCCGTGTTCATCAGTTCTATGCATAGGACTATTGCAGACCTAAACACTGCAAGGGAACTATATCTGAATACAAAAGATAAAAAATGGTGGTGGCAGATGATACAGCTTCTCCCATCTTCTTACAACCAGCGCCGAACAGTTGATTTTGATTATGAAACAGCATTTTCCATGGTCAGACAGCGCACAGGGCACAAGTTGGACGAATGGAACGAGCTTGTAAAGATTCTGACCGGTTTGCCATATGTGAAGGATATAGGTGATCTGAATGAAGAAAGCAATCACGTTCAAAGAGTTCAAAACTGTTCAACGGATGCCATTGAACACGTTTAACAGGTGGGTCAGTTCCATCTACATGTCAGGCGTTCAGGATGGGTTGAAGGAAGGAGAAAAGGAACTGGACGAATGCTATACATTCACAACAGATGAATTGACCACCTTCCTTCAGACGATTCCGGGAATCGGGCAGAAGACAGCGGAAAAGATCGTTGATGCAATCATTGAATCAGACTATTGATTTTTGAATATTAACTTTCAAGAAAGGAAATAAAAATGGAAGAAATCAAACCAGATAATGTCAATCATCCGGCACACTATGAGGTTGGTGGTTATGAATGTGAAAAGGTGATGGAAGCTATATTTGGCAAGGCGGAAGTAGCCATATGGTCAAAACTGAATGCCTTTAAGTATCTTTGGCGGTGTGATCATAAGCAGATGACGCCGAAAGAGGACATTGAGAAAGCAGATTGGTATTTAAAAAACTACATCAAACTCACAAAGGAGAATGAAGATGTATGACGCTATAAGCACCGACAGGGATACGATGCACGAAGCGTACATTTGTGGTGCAGAACTGGAAAGTGGTTTTCCAGTTCTCCCAGCAATTCACGCAAAACCAAAAGAATCCGTCAGTTTTCGTGAGATACAGAAGATCATAGACACAAAAGATAAAGTCGTGCATTTCTACATTGATGATTTCTGGTTTGAAAAGTTATGGACGAACGCTGACAGATATATCCCACAACTAAAGTGCTTTCCATTTGTCATCATGCCTGATTTTTCTGTATTCAGCTATATGCCAGAACCAATGCAGCATTGGAATAGATACCGTTCTATGGCACTAGGATATTATCTGAGTAGCAAAGGCGTTCGTATCATACCATCGTTGGGAGTCCTAACTAAAGATGATATGTGGACGCTGTGTGGAGTCCCCAGACACTCAACAATAGCCGTATGTACAAACGGACGTATAAAGAAGCCTATAGAGCGTAAAACGTTCGTAGAGGGCTTACAGACGCAGATACAGATACTACAACCGACAAATCTTATCATGGTAGGGTATATCCCAAAAGAATACGATGAATCTGTACCAACAATCTATCTCAAGTCAGAAGCACAAAAGCGGAGGATAAAATAATGGGATACGGAACGGTATTTAATCGAACAGGCAAAAGACGTTTAACAGAGGCGCAGCAGAAACGCTTCGATGAAGCAAAAGAACGTTACAATGAGAAGCGCAGACAGCGTTATCACTCAAACAAGAAAGAAGGATTAAACAAACTGTGAAATTCCTCGACACACTCACAATCGCCTTTATCGTATTAAAACTAACAGGCGTTATTGACTGGTCATGGACATGGGTACTCGCTCCGATATGGATACCAATCACGATTTACCTAATATGCAAGATTATAGAATCATTCTATAAATGACAGAGGGCGGCTATCAGCCGCCCTATCTCGTTTTTACTGAATCCACCATCGTATCAAATTCTTTTGTGTGGTCTTTTTCACATCCTTCTGTCTGTGTAAGGTTCATTGTAACCATCTTACTATAATTACTTACCGGAAGTACGACCATCTCACCGGTGAAATCTACATTTGTTTGCGTACCGGATATATCATACTCGAGTGCATCGACATTATTTATCGTTCGCTTCTTTGCGTTTCCAAAGTCACAGGAATCAAAATTACCTGCATATTTTTCCATAGCTTCTCCGATTATGGCTTCAAAATCATCATAGTTATAGACATTATCATCACTTATATCTGTCAAAGCAATCGTGACTTCTGCCATGTGAGTGTCGCTCTTTTCGATGTAATAATCCCAACTAGACGTATCGTCCGTGTTGTTGAGTGTCCAAGCAGAAGGAATATCTACCTTATAAATAGACACATTGATCTCATCGGTTTTCGGTTTGCCGCATCCACAGAGTAACGAAACGCCCAGTAACCCAACCAAAAATACCTTCTTCATAAAAATTTCCCCCGTTCATTTAAAAAATATTATACATATCGGCATGATGTGTAATAGACTTCGCTTGTGCAACTTGACGAAAAATCCGAAAATTTTCCCTGACCCATCACTTTTTCTGTACCCGGACTGCCGGCAACCCTGGCACATCCGCATCGTATTTGTTAAGCTTTATGTAACATTTGTAATATATTTGTAACAATTTCATTTCGTTTTGTCTCTCTCGATTTGTTCATAACATGCCCGAACTATAAAACTCTGCAGAGACTCCCCTATATTAGCAGCATGATTTACAAAATCTGTTTTGATCTCCGGTTTCACCCTGAAATTGATCTGGGACATCTTTTCATTATACTTGTTTGACGCCGTACGGTGCGCAATTGCTTTTTTAGTGGCTCTTTTCTTTTTTTCATCCAACTACAATCACCAGCTTTCATTTTGTATTTATATAGGTAGAAACTCATGCTGGCACCAATAAAATACATAAAGCCAACAGTTTTCCCGAATTGATTATAACATCAACTAGTTTATCAGTCAATAGCTGATTTGTTTATTGTTTTAAATTCATCACAAACAACAACAACTAGTTGATAAATTTGTAAAACATTAACGATTGAAAATAACAACTAGTTGATATATGATAGAGACATCAAAAGAACACAGGAGGAAATAAATATGAATAGATACAGAGTTTATTACAGAAAAAATTCTGATCAGGAATGGTCAGACGAATTTTATTCTGAGCCGTATATTACAGCTGAGGATAAAGAAGAGGCACTCAGAATAGCGGAGGAATTCGCTATAGACTGCGGATATGAGCCGTCTAATTATGATTGGATGGTTCAGGATGCGGAGCAGTAAAAAGCGGCGGCGTTGAGCCGCCATTCGAATTAGGAGGAAACAACGATGTTAGAAGGCGAACAAGTAACAAAATATTTTTCAGATCACCCGGAAGCAGTAGAAGCTCTGAAAAAATATAAATATCAATTCAAATTCCCCGAAACCTTTGAACCGGGAGAAGAGATTTATAGGCCGCTAACCACAGAGGATATACATTTTATATCCTTTGAAGGATGGAACG